TTTGGCTCGACCACCGGACAGGCTTTCTTCGCCCGCGAGTTCTAACGAGTAAGCCGCCAGTAGGAGTCCGCAGTGGCCTACGCATCGATCGACGACATCGTCGACATCTACGGCCAGCAGACTCTCGAGTACTACGCGCCGCTCAAGCCCGACAAGACCGTCGACGAGGACAAGGTCGAGACGGCGCTCGAGCGGGCTAGCGCCGAGATCGACGCGTACCTCAGTGGTCGCTACAACGTCCCCCTGCAGCGGCCCGGCCAGCAGGTCAAACAGGTCGCGGTCGACATCGCCGTGTACCGCATGGCGCCGTCTCTCGCCACCCAGACCAAGGAGAACCGTCTCCGCTACGAGGACGCGATCAGCTTCCTCAAGCTAGCCGCGTCGGGGACCAAGGGCATCGGAGTGGGTGACGAGGCCAGCGACGCCGAGGACCCGGGCGCTGACTCCAGACGCATACGGACGTCGTACTTCAGGAGGGCGTAGCCCGTGCTCGTCGTCACGACTCAGGGTCTCGACGGCATCGAGAAGAAGTTCGAGCGTGCAGCCGAGGGCATATGGCGTCGCGGCCTCATGGTCGTCGTGGGTCAGCTCGTCAAGGCCCAGACCCAGAGGCGCATCGAGGCCGAGAAGACCGACCCCGGCGGGGCTCCCTGGGCCGCGTGGGCGCCGAGCACAGCGGCTAGACGCAACGGAGGTCAGAGCCTCCTTGTGTACAACCGACGTCTCTTGGCCTCTATATTCTCTAAGCCAACCGAGTTCACCGCTCAGATCGGGACACCCGTACCCTACGGCGGGTTCCTACAGGACGGCACGAGCCACATGGTCGCCCGGCAGTTCTTGGGGCTGTCCTCAGACAACGAGGACGAGGTCTCCAAGGCGGTCACAGCTTTCGTCGTGTCGAGGTTCTTCTAGTGACGACGCTGCTTCAGTACAGAGACGCGGTCGTGGAGGCCATGAAGGACGGCCTGCCTGAGCTGCTCTTCACGGGTGTTATCAAGGGCACTCTGACCGAGGAGGGTATGGAGCGACTGTCCGTGCGCTCGCCCGGGCTACTCGTCGCACTCGTCGGGTTCCGCGGTCTCTCGACGCTAGACGTCGGCAAGTTCCGAGCCAACGTCGTGATGTCCGTCTTCATCGTCACCGAGGGCCAGAACCGCATCGACCAGGGCCACGCCCTGCTGGAGAAGACAGCGCTCCTCATCGCGGGCAACACGTTCAAGGTGCCCAACACCCGGCTGCCGACCGAGATCAAGGGCGAGCCGATCTACGACGACCGCTACAAGGACCGGGAGGAGCGCACCCGCCACCTCCAGGAGACGGGCTGGTTCATGCAGGCGATCAGCTGGCTCCAGGAGGTCACGCTCGAGCGCACAGGCGGCAGCCACCCCGACGCCCGAGAGGATGACAGAGCCGACACGGCCGCCCTGGGCCGTCCCACCGATGACAGCAGGTGGCCGTCGTCCGTCGAGATCCGCTATACGAGGTCCGCCCCCGGTCGTCCGGTGGAGACCGAGTGATGCCCAGACCAGACCTCGACTCAGCGCGTCTCATACGCCACCTCAGCGACCGTCTTGCCGCGCTCGAGTCCAAGAACGAGGACCTCGAGAGGCGCATGACGAACATGTTCCGCGAGGCGACCGTCAAGAAGGTCGACCCCGAGACGGGCATGGCCGAGGTCGACGCCGACGGTCTGCCGTCCGACATGGTCCCGTGGATTACGCGTGCTGGCAAGCAGAAGGAGTGGGACCCGCCGACAGAGGGCGAGCGTGTCGTGCTGTTCAACCCGACCGGGGAGCCGGGTCTCGGCATGATCATGCATGGCGGGTTCTCGAACAAATTCCCGCCGAACCACAACAAGCTCGGTGAGCACAAGCGCTCGGTTGGAGACGACGTCAACACGACGACCACCGACAAGGACAAGATCACCAAGACGAAGAAGGTCACGGTCTCTCAGAACGAGGACAATCACCGACTTCAGGTGGGCAAGGTCGACATCATCGCCGACCTGGAGAAGAACATCATCAAGGCGGGTTCGACCCTATTCGGGACACTGCCCGACAAGAACGTCTCGCAGGCCCCGAAGACCATCATCAAGCAGAAGCTCATGGTGGCGTCTGGAGGGCTGTTGTCGTGACGGGTGGTCTCGTCAGTCTGGGTATGATCGGCGGCTTCTTGCACAAGAAGACACCCGAGATCATATCCGAGTACCTGCCGATCGCGAAGATGCTGGACGGAGGTCCGGGCCTGGGCGGCGTCATGAGCAAGGTGCTCGACGCCGGCGGTCTTCAGGGCATCATGTCCAACCCCCTGGGGGCCATATCTGGTCAGCTCCAGGGCACCATCGCGCAGGGGCTGACCAGTCTGTCTGGACTACCCGGGGTCGGCGGGTTAGTCTCATCACTGTCGGGTCCGGGGGGTCTGTTGGACTCGGTCAGTAATCTCACGGGAGTGGCGGGATCGCTGCTCTCAGGCCAGGGCGTGCTCGGGATGATCTCCCACACAGGCATAGCGGACCTGGCTGGGTCCGCCCTGCCCCAGGCCCTCGGGATGGACAAGGTCCTGGCGCCCCTGTTCTCTGACAGCATGCTGTCGTATGTCGACATGGCTGTCGGCCAGACCGTGGCGGACGTGGTCCTGGGCGCGACGCCAGTCGGCGACGCCATAGCGACCGTCCAGCGCTTCACCGGGGCCGCCCAAGCTGTCGCAGACGGGGCGTCCTACGCCCTGAACACAGTCGCGGGCTTCGACGTTTTGGGCGCGTCGGCCAGCATGGCGGCGGACATATCGGCCGTCCACTCCATAGCGTCTGTGGTCGCGACGACCGTGAACCCGGACGCGGCGTCCAACGCGCCCCAATTGCTGGCGGAGGCCTTCATGCGGTCTCTGCCACTAGACGTCGTCAACACCATGCTGGACTCAGTGGCTCAGCACGTGTACGTCTTCAACCCAGAGGAGAACACCTGACATGGCGAAGATCAAGAAGACCCCGGGCCTGACGAGGGCCCAGCTCGAGGAGAACAAGACCGTCTACACGATCAAGGGCGGCGGCTGGCTCGAGAACTACCTCGGCCACGGCAAGAACTACAAGCCTGTCGAGGAGGGCGCCGAGCGCGTCACCATCGAGCTCATCCCGGCTCAGGCGGAGTACTACGTCTCGTCGGGGCAGATCGAGCCGATCCCGGGCGAGACCAAGGGCTACCCTGTCGACGGCACCACGGGCGAGGCCCTGGAACTCAGCGCCGAGGAGCGCGCCAAGATCGAGGCGAGCCCCAGCTTCGGCCAGGGCCAGTCGGCAGAGGAGGTCGCCGGCGACCAGGCGCCGCAGGCCAGCCTCGTCGAGGAGCCGGCCGACGCCACGACGGGCCTCTCCACGATCGGCTCCGACCCGGGCAAGGCCCGCCGCTCTGTCAAGCAGTAAGGACCGGGGCGTTGGCCGGTTTCGACAGACGGACAGGCAAGCCGCTCGGCGGCTGGGAGCACACCTCCCAGTCGTTGGGCGTCCTCGTCACCACTGAGCTGGGCGAGCGCGTGATGCGCCATCGGCTCGGTAACCGTGGTACGGGTCTGCTCGACAAGCCGGGCAACGCCCTGACCATCATAGACCATTTCGTCGCGATCCAGGACGCCATCGAGCCCCGTCTGGTGAACGGCTTTCAGTACGGCGAGCCCCGCTTCGACCTGGCCAGGATAAGGCCCAGGGGTAGCGAGTCTGGGCTATTTACATTCGAACTAATTGGGTTGTACTATCCACGAGGTCACCTCGGGGACTTCAGTGTCTACGAGACCAGGACAGCCACAGTTGTAGCCGACCTATCATAGGCCCCTCAGGACGTGACAGCTTATAGCGCCGAGACCTTGGACCTCTCGCGTCTTGCCGCGCCTAGCCTGGTCGACACCAACTTCGAGACCGTCCGCGCGTCGCAACTGGCCGAGTTTATCCGCGTCTGGACCTTGGCTAGGCAGCTGGACTCGTCTCTGCCGATGTACGACGTTCAGATGCTGGAGACCGACCTCCCCGTCATCGAGGCGGAGTCCTTCTCCTACGGCATCATGAAGTTCTGCCAGCAGGTCAACGACTCAGCTGACGCTCTGCGTCTAGCTAGAGCAGTAGGGCCCGACCTCGAGCACCTCACGGCCACTTACCACAACACGACTAGGAAGCTGGTCTCCGCCGGTAACTCGGAGCTCGGCACCACTGACGTCTACGAGAGCGACGAAGAGCTGAGGTCTAGGGCACAGCTGGCTCCCGAGGCTCTCGCTGAGATGGGCCTGACGCCGGGAGGCTACATATACCGTGTGAGAACGGGCTTTCCGTCACTGGTCAAGGACGTCAGGCCTGTCGTAAGAGGCGCTGGCCGGGTGGAGTTAAGACTACTGTGTAGAGTCGAGCCTGGCACTCTTGTGAGTAAGCTGAACACTGACGGCAGCACGACGTACACTGTCGAGGGCCGCACTAGCGACGGCTCTATCGCTCCATCCGACCTAGTCCAAGTCGTGAAGTCATTTGAGCCCGAGGACTCGACTCAGACTACGGACGTACTATCTGTCTTCGGAGCCGAGGTCCAGCACTACGAGGTCGACATCACCCTAGTACTTAGACAGGGCCCCAGCCAAGAGGCAGTCAAGCTGTCGGCTGCCAAGTACGTCCGGGCTCTAGCCGACAGCCTGCATCGAGTCAAGTCCAGCGTGTTTAAGGAAGCTCTAGGCTCGGCAGCTCACGTCGGACCTGTAGCCACCGTCAGGGTCAACCTGCCCTCTCAGGACATACTAGGGCGCGTCGAGACGGCACCCTTCCTGACTAAGTTAACCCTTAGGACAGAGGTCTTGTCGTGACGGGCGCCCTGTATCCCAGTCTGCTCCCCAATAACTCTACAGCTCTAGAGCTCTCTATTGAGGCGGGCTTTAGGCTTCAGTTTGACGACCTGAGCCAGTATGCCGAGAGACCCAGGACCCTCTGGGACCCCTACACCTGCCCTGCCAGTGAGCTGCCACTCCTGGCGTGGGCCCTCTCGGTAGACGTCTACGAGGACTGGTGGCCAGAGTCCCGCAAAAGACATGTCGTGGCTGAGTCTCGTCAATACCACTCGACTAAGACTACAGACGCCGGGATCAGGACAGCCTTAGGCTACAGGGACGCGACGCTGGTGCGGGTCAACAAGCCCCGTCAGGGTTTCTTCGCTGACGTCGCAGTATCACAGTCTGACGAGGCGGCTTGGTTGGCGGGCCTACCTGAGATCAGGATATACGACCCGGCTCCTGTTCGACTGAGTCGCCGTCCCTGGGGTTTTGCCGGTGTAAACCTGTTCGCCAGAGGGGACGCACGACTTTCTAGAACTGCCGTCCTGATCAAGGACGGCGTCGAGACACAACTCAGGGTCGTGCCGCTGGGGGACCCTACTCAACAGGGTGAGAGGATCGTACTACCAGTAAGGCGGGTGCCAGCCACCGTCGTAGGTAGGGCGTCGCCCGTATTCGTGGTCGCGCCGGTCGACATCGGTGTAAACACTTTGGTTGTCAGAACTGGGTCTGGGGACGACTTCACTAGGCCGCTAGTTACGCCCGGCGACACCGGATCGTTTGTTCAGTCGAGGAGACGTCAGGTAGACGGGACCGTCGTGCCATTTACAGCGGCCGGTAGGGGCGGAAAAAGATTTGTAGCCCCGTCGACTGTGTCTCGCGGCTACTTGTCGTTAAGTTTTTCCGACAGCCCGGGCAGGAGGGCCGCCAGGAAGCCGCTTAACGTCGTGGGCAAGTCACGCGTGATGCGTAACCCCTTCACCGCGAATTTTCTTGTCGACTGGCGTAAGACCAAGCCTAAGTCTCGTATGCCCTCGATGACCAGGGTCTCGCCCTCGTCCGAACCTCTGGTCTTGAGCTTGATGTCCGCTGTAATGGACGCTAAGGCGGCAAGAGATGGAGACACGATAACTTTAAGTTCGACGAGGTCGATAAATTACTCTGATATTCGCAGCCTTAAGGCTGGAACAAAGTACGGCGATCGTAGAGGTAACTGACATGCACCGCCCACTCGTTGAGACCGCCCAGGGCGTGACGCCCGTCGACTTTGACCGCTTTGGCCAGTTTCCTCAGTCTGCTCAGTCTGATGAGATCAGGGACTTGCTGTATTCTGGCCTGTGCTACGCTGGCTTGCTGACAGTGCCGTCCAGCACTGTCAACGTCCAAGTGTCGCAGGGTCGAGTCTACGACGGTGGCAGACAGTACCACCTCGAGGACGTCCAGGAGCGGTCAGTAGCCGACGCGGGTGTCCCGACGATCGCTGGCTCGTCCGTCATCCACCTGCTCGTCGCGCAGGGTCAGGAAGTCGACGACAACCTGGAGAACCGCTACTACGAGCGCGACATCGACCCCAACAACCCTAGTGCTGGCACCCAGCAGACCGTAGACGACGGCTACAGAGTCAAGCGTCGTCGTGTGCTCGTGACGGTCATACCGGGCACCTCAGGAGTGCGGCCCGTCGCGCCAGTCGCGCCGATTGGGTCGGTGGCTGTAGCCGAGATCCTCGTCACGACGTCTGGCATCCAGTCTGTGACAATGCGTACTGATACGCAGGCGACCAGACTTGACGCTGTCGTGGCGCAGCAGGAAGACGTACTCTCGCGACTAGACGTCATGGACCAGGCTATCGCCGGCCTGCGCATCGATCTGGCTGCAGTGCGTGCCGACCTGCTCGCCTCGGCCTCGGCGTCCGCGCTCGCCGCGATGCAAGTCGATATCGCGCTGATCAAGGACAGCCTCGACTTCCCGGACGACGGCTCGCCGTACTGGGCCAACCGCTTCCTGACGCTGACCGAGAGCGCCTACAACATCACCACCGGCGTCGGGCACCCGGATTGGGATGCGCGCGTGTCCGAGGGCATCCGCTTCCCCGACGACAACAAGAACGAGTTCCAGCTCTCGCTCTACAGCCCGAACGATCCGAACCTCGCCTACGCGTCGTCCGGCCTGATCTGCCCGAAGTTCACCAGCGTGCCGGGCATCGTCCTCGACAAGTCGGCTGGCGAGATGCCGCTCGGGGGTGTGGTCACCACGACGCTCAACGTCGAGCAGCTGACCCAGTCGCGGCAGCGCGTCCGTTACGGCACGCCGTTCACGGTCTGCAACAACTCGCAGTTCTGGGCCTCGGGCAAGTTCGACCCGATCGCCGGCATCTTCACGTCCTCTTCGGGCGAGACCTACCGCGCGGCGGCCGAGCTGTCCTCGCCCGGCAGCAACGGGTCGGTCGACCACCAAGCCGTTCGGTTGCAGCAGTTCTGGACCGACGAGATCGAGGTCCCCTACGACAAGTACACGCCCAATCAGACCACGATCTCGGGCGTGACCAAGGCGCAGACCTTCCTCCAGCACCAGGAACGGTTGGTCACCCGCTCCTGGCTAGGGATCAAGCGATGGGGTGCCGGCGCGGCGATCAGCGCCATCTTCTGCGAGTGCGACGCGGATGGCCGCCCGGACCAGACCCGCGCGTTCAACCGCGTGGACCTGACCGCGGCCAACTTTCAGGCGTGGCCGAACAAGACCTACTTCACCTTCCCGAAGCCGGCATTCACCGGCCCGCTTTCGGCCGGCGGCCGGGCGCGCCCCTACGGCACGATCTGGGTCACGACCGGCGACGTGGACGTGGTCACGGCAGACGGCCAGGACTTCCTCGGTGGCAACCTCTTCACCACCACCGACGGCTTCTACTGGGACGGTGATCTGACCCGGGACATCTGCCACGGGTATGACTTCGCGAACTTCGACATTACCGACATCCCGATCCGCCTCGGCGGCTGGAACCTGTCGGGCGGCATCGAGGCGCTGGACGTGCTTGCGCCGATGATCGTGCCCGGCGCGGCCTCGGCTACCTTCCAGGTCAACGTCGATGGCACGTGGCGCTCTCTCGAGAAGAGCGAGAGCGGCATCTCCTTCCTCAACGGGACGCAGGTCGGGTACGACGCGCAGGTACTTCTCAGAGGCACTGAGTGGGCAATGCCGATCATCGACACCACTGGCAGCCGGGTCCGGCTCAGCCGGCCCAAGGCGCAGTTCACCTGGGTCGGTGGTGGTCTTGCGGCTAACAGCTACGCCTGGCAGATCGGCTCTAACGCGACACAGTTAAAGCTTCAGATGGTCGTGTCCAATTGGGATGCGGCTCGACACACGATCACACCTCGGATCTACTCCGGCGCCGGTTTCACCACCGCCACGAATGCAGCCGGTGCGCCGACGCTGCGGGTCGTCCCTGGCCGCGAGGTCGGTCGCCCTGATCAGTCCGCGGCCGTGATCATGGAGTGGACGTTTAACCTCGCCTCAGCGGCGAGCGCGGTGGTACTGTGGATCCGCGGCAACACCAACAACTACAAGATCCCGTTCCTCCCGGAGTGGGCTTGCCTGCGTAAGACCGCCTAAGGCCTAGGACGATGAGGCGTTACGAAGAGAAGTACAGGCTGCATGAGTCAGATGACGTTCTTTCTAGAGAGAACTTCATCCACCAAGACCTGGATCTGCGCCTAGACTCTGTTGAGAAGCTCGGTCAGGCCTTCGCGGAGGGTAACCGGGGCGACATCGAGGCGCTGATCGCTGCGTACCGGGATACCGTCGCAGGACTAGCCAAGCAGGTCGTGGAGCTGCTCGGTAGCGCTCAAGGAGGCGTCTCGGCTGACGCTATAGCTGAGACCGCTGACCGGTTGTTCCTGACGGCCGCCCGGCGTGCGGCGATCCTGGCTGATCTGCGCGGCGGGGTCGATGCCTCAGCGGACACGCTGGCAAAGCTCTACGACCTCGTATTGGCTCGGGTGACTGCGGGTGACCTCTCCGCAGCCATCGCAGGCGTGCGGGGCACGGCGGATGCGGCGCACGACACGCTTGGCGAGCTCGGGGCTCTGATCGATGCAACAGCGGCGGCCGCTGCCGCGAATGCTACCGCCCTAGCCGCGAAGGCGGATGCGACCGCGACCGCAACCGCGTTGAGCAATCGCATGCGCTTGGACGGAGATGGCGGATACAGCCTCGCCGCACAGCTTCAGGGCCGCCAGAACATCGGCGCGCGCGGCGCAGGCATCCTCGCTAAGTCGGCGGCCTACTCAGTCGCGACCGCCGATGCCGGCAAGCTGATTGCGGCTACCGGCACTTGGCCGCTTGCGCTGCCGCCCGCAGCCACTGCCGGCAACGGTTTCGCTATCGAGGTGTCCAACACCGGCACGGGCAAGATCACCATCACTCCGAACGGCACTGACAGGATCGGCGGCCTCGCAACGCTGGTTGTGAACCGCCGGGAGAGCGGCACCCTCGTTAGCGACGGTGCTAACTGGCAGGCGGTCGGCTTCTCGCCCGTTATCATCGCCGAATCGCTGAGCGCCACGTCGTACTATCGCCAGTGGTCCACGGGACGGATTGAGCAGGGCGGCTCGTCGGTTGTGACGACGGCCTCCAACGGCACGGCCGCGGTCGCGTACCCGCTGGCCTTCCCAAACGTGTCGTACCTGCCGGTGATCACCAACGGCGACAACTCAGCGGGCAACCCCGTCTATCCCCTCGCCATCGCTGCCTCGACGCTGACGGGCTTCACGATCTTTGCGCCGAACAACGGGAACGTGAATTTGCGCATTAACTGGCGGTCGGACGGGTACTGATATGATCATCTGCGCTCTCTTCGACGCCGATGGCCGCCACCCCGCCTTCTACGTGGTGGGCCAGAACTGCGACACGCCGCCCGCCGGCTCCGTTGAGATCACGCAGGTGCAGCGGGATGCTTGGGTCGCAAAACCCGACGCGTTTCGGTGGGATGGTGTTGGGATCGTGGCTTACGTGCCACCTATGGACCTCGTCGCTTACGCGAAGACCGCTCGCGACCGCCACGAGGAAGCCGGCATCACTGTCTCCGGTGTACCGATCGCCACCGACGACCGGTCTAAGACGCTCGTGCTCGGCGCTCGCCGCCGTGTTGAGAAAGATCAGAGCCTCGTGACGAAGTGGTCGGCCGCCGATGGGTCAGTCTACCCGCTGGATGCCAGAACCATCATCGCGGTCTCGGACGCCATTGGCGACTTTGTCGCTGAGCTGTTTGAGGCATATGCTGATATTATGGCTGATCTTGCAGTAGATAAAATAACTACACCGCAAGAGATTGATGCTAGATACGGTCGGCTTAACGTTGCTTTCTAGGGCGCAGTCAGGTTTACATCCACCAACCAGCCATGTTATCCTAGCCAGGACCAGGAGACCAGCAGATGGACATCTTCCTTCACGGGTTCGAGACCCAGGAGAGCGACGCTGGGAGCCCCCAGTTCACCGCGACGATCGACACGGGCATCATCTACCTGACCGGTACCGCCCCGGCGCGGAT